TTGTCAAACACGTCCATCAGCTCGCGCAGATAAGGCCGGCCAACAGCCATGTTGAGGTCTGGGTTTTTAAGGAGCTGGATCGCCATGTCCTTGGTCTCGTCTTCCGGCTCGATCTCAAAGCCGGCATCGCGGGCAACGTCAAAGATGCTCGGCACGTTGCGGCGTGGGGATTGCATGAAATCCTTTGGCATGATGCCCATAAGGCCCACAGCGCCACCATCCGATATGGCATCGGCGCGTCCACTGCTTTCGCGACGGATCAGAGCCTCAACAAGTTTGTCGAAAGTAAGTAAGTCGTCCATGAGTTAATGCCCCATTAGCGCACAAAAGTCCCGCTGCCGAGAGGATCGCGTGCAGAGTTATAAATACCTTGATTTGCAATTCGAAGCAGCTCTTCTATTGGCATCGCACTTATTGGAAGCGCATGGACGGGAGATGTGGCGACTGGATCAAACTGATAAGATGCCGGCGCAAAATCGGTTGCGCTTAAATCTCGCGGCGGGGCGCTGATGGCTGTGCCGCCTGCGATCTGTGATGGCTGCGCTGCGCTTGTCTGGGTGCCGGCGGCAAGTGCCTGCGCCTCGGCCATGCGATCCTCGTAACCCATTGGCTGTAATCCAAGCATGTTGGCTAAAATAGAGTAGCCGTTAGCACCACGAAAGTTGTTGCCCTCGTAGCCCATTCCGCCGCCGTCACGAATATCTTGGAAGAAACTGTAGTTTTTAGCTCCGCGCGGCGTTGCCTTGCGGTACGTCTGCTCCTGCATTTGAGCTGCGCGTGTTGGCGCTGGGGCGTTGGCGCTGATCTCCGCCTGACGCGCGTGGTATCCGCTAGGAGCAATATTCATGGCATTCGCCATTGCGCTCAGAGGTCCGCCGCCTTGAAAGGTATCGCCGGTTGCAAGTTTACCGCCGCCGTCGAACATGTCTTTGATGCCATCGTAGCCAAAGAAGCTGCCCTTTTCTTCGTCTTTCTTTGCCATGTTCGCTCCGCGTGTGTGATTTCTTAGCATAATACACTATTTTCTGCGCAAAGAAACCCCACGCGCAGGGAATACGCGTGGGGTCGAGACGGTGGGACGTCTCAGCGGATCGGGAGGGGTCCGCATAATCGAGCTAACATTATTTTACGCATAGAGCAAATTAGCGTTTTCACGTTTAAACGACGCCGCGTATCGAGCGTCGTATCGGCTTATTCCACGATCCGGACGAACTACGGCCAAACGCCATCGTCGTATGCTGGTTGGCCAAGCAAAGGCAGACAGCATCAGCACGGTCAGGCGAATTGACGCCGCGCTTCTTCATCGCCTCCTTGCCCTCAACCTGCATCTTGCCCGATGAGGTAAAGTGATACCGTGGGGCCGCAAGGTCGGCATACAGGCCGTCGTCTTTAGGCAGACGCACATCCATGCCCTCAAGCCACTCCTTCGCCTTGAACCACAGCTCAGCACGCAAATTCAAATACGTCTCCTTCTGAGAGCTACGCTCGGACACGTTCAAGCCACGCGCCGGTAAATCCAGCTCGCGCAGACGATCCAAAACGCCAGCGCCAAAGCCGTTGCTGTCAACGATGATCTCAACGGGACGCTTCGACGGGGGCAGGATGTCATATTCCGCCTTCACAGCGCCGGTGAGCTGCATAAGGTCCAAGTTGCGCCACGTTGTCAGCGGATGGATCACCGGACCCTGCCTGCGCGCCAGAACGGAGCTGTCGTTGCCCTGCCTCGCAACATCCAAACCCCACACCGCAGGCGTGTCCTCATCAATCTTGATGTCATTGGCCATCGCATGCTCGATCAGTGACACCGGAATAACCGTATCCTCTTCGGACGGGGGGAAGTTCCCAAGAACACGCACATGGTACGCGGGGCTGTCCTCGCCGTACCGCTTCTTCATGTCCTCAACGAAATCCTCGCTCACACGAGCACTGGCAACGCAGCTCACATGCATCGTGTGCCAGTCCTCGCGAAGTCGCGTGTGCGTATCGTAAAAGAAGCCAGTATTACGCGTCGGATTGCCCGTCAGAACCGTGGTGGCGCTGTGGCCTGACATCGAACCAGACGCAGCCTCAAATACAGCGTTCGGAACACCAGACGCCTCATCCGCAATCAGCAATACATTCTGGCTGTGAACACCGGCAAGCGCTTCCGGCTGCTCAGCACGGGACGTCCTGCACGAAATAAACGTGCTCTCTGGGCTGCTCTTCAGCTCAATGCGGTCAGACTTTATCTCAAGCAAGTCGTTAAACGGTGGCTTCAAACGCTTGGCCACGTTCTTCATCTCAGCAAAACAGGCGTCAAAAAGCTGCGAGCTGGTGGGGGCCGTTACAACCGTCTTGCTCGGAACACGCATCAAAACGTGCCAGACAGCAGCAATGGCAACTCCCGTAGACTTGCCGACACCGTGGCCAGATCGAACGGATATGCGGCGCTTGTCTGGGTCAGCAATAGCGCCCAACAACTCAACCTGCCACTCGTCAGGCTCAATGCCGATCACCTCGCGGGCGAAGGCAACGGGGTCGCCGTGGTAGCGCGTCATCAATTTCAAAAACGGGTTATCTGTAGAATTTTTTTGCGGGGTCATGTTAACACCTATTGCTGGGATCAGGGGGGCGGGGACGTGTGATTAGGTCATTAGCAATTGCACCCCGCCGAAAGTTTTGGCGGGGGGGGGTCAAATCGGCATTTTCTGGCATCTGGCAAGGCGAATGACCTATAAGCACCATTATGTTAATAAACGGATTCAATGAAATCAATGACTTAGCTAAACTGGACCTATGCGGCACCGCGAAATCGCTGGAATAGGACAACATTGTTGACATGAATGAGGTGCCCTGATACCGCGCGCGCACGCGCATCCGATTGTGCGCCAATGTGCGGTTTTGCCGTTCACGCATCATCAGCGTCATCAGCATCATCCAGCATTGCAACGGGCGTCACGTCTTCAGCTTCACCCTCCAACACTTCACCAAGCAGCATCGCAGCCTGCGCATGCAAGTCTGTCACGCTGATGTTGATCGACACGTCACGCTGCCTCGTATCATACTGCACGTTCAGCTTGGACGCGATCCACTTATCCGTATCCACCTTTAGCCTGTCAGCGTTCACAGTCGCAGGCTCAGTCTCCTGCGCTGTCCTCACTGCCCGACTTGCGTAGAAGTGCGCAGCCTCTGTCAGTGCGGCCTCGTATCGACCGCGACGACCGTTCACACCGTCGAGCCACTTGTACCACAGCTTATGCCCGACGTTCATCTGCTTGCAGAGGTCGCGCATGCTTGTGCCTGATGCCAGCTCCTCGAATATCTCGTCCTCGCCACGCGTATCGAGCGCAGCGAGTTTCTCTTTTGCTAGTTCACTTCGTGCCATAGTCTATCCTCTCAAAATGGTATCTCATCACCGCCCAGATCGAAGTTCACCGGCTCGTCTGGCCGCTTCACTCTGGTCACGCTTGCCTCTGGGAACGCCTTGAATGCCTCGGCGGTAAACTTCTCTGTCCAGTCATGCTTCAGCAGCCTTGCAGCGTCCTCGAACGCATACACGACCCACTCAGGATGCTTCCTGCGCAACTCGCTGACGCCCGACGCCGCAAAGCACGTAACATGCCCGCCAAGGTTCACACAGAAACCGTCAGGCAGTAGCGGCTGATGTCCCGCAGCAATCGCCTCGCTCTCCAGCACATCCCACGCCCGCATAAGCTGCGTTGCAATCTGATTGGTGCCAACAACATCATTTGCGTAGACCTTCTCGTACAGCGCATCGTATGCCGCCTCAAACCTACCCGCCAGCTCTGGTGACACAAGATCGGGCAGCGTATCACCCCAGCGCTCGGTCTTAGCCTTCGCCTTTTCATCGAGCGGGCGTAACTGGCCCCAGACGCCAGCACTAATTACCTTCGCCTCTCCCTCGGTCGAGAACGACCCCTTCGCCTTCAGCTCCTTGTGTGTCGGACGCTTCTTCGCCGCTACCTTAACCTTTGCCATGATCCATCTCTCCCACCTCTATTACATTAAATCTTTCCACAGTCATTCTCCCCCAACGCATCCCCTTCCTCCACAGTACCCTATACATAGGGGTACACTGTGGTGGAGAGAATACGGGCTAATATTACCACGGTGCCGCACGTCTTCCACAGTCCCGCAAAACAACTGTGGAACGCCTCACGACAGCACCTTAAACGCAGACACATCAAAGTATGCCATCGGCTCTATGTCTTGTGGATCGTTGCGACGTGTCGATCCGCCCGTCCGTATATCCATGTCGTTAGATGGCAGCCTGCATATGCCTGCGGCGTCGCTCCACTGCACCGCAAGGAAGCACGGCAGTCCGGTCGCCTGCGTCAGCGTGTTGGCCATCATCACCTTGTAGAGCGAGATCATGTAGGTCGGGTATTGCAGCATCTTTGTTTTTCGCTGCCTCGCCTCTATGAATGCCACGGCGCTGCCG